TCAAATACAACGGGTTACAACGAGAGCATCCCTCTCTCTCCGCAACTGGCAGAGAGAAAGATTTTCGCCCGTTGACGCGTCCCATGCCCCCGCAAGAGGCGAAAACCTCTCCGACTCTCCAATTCTCTGGTTAACAGGCGAGTTGGTGAACACAAAAAACTGCATGGCATCCCGTGTCGTTGAGGGAACAGAAATGGAAAAATATTTCACAAATCCATCCATCTCTCAGAATTGTTTTTTACTGAAAACGAGCATGCTCGTTTAGCTCTTCCCTTTTCGTTTGTTCGATTTCGTCGGTCAGCCAATCATGAACAGGCCGTGCAATTCGCTCCAATCTAGCGTTTCCGGTATCAAAAAGGCCGCGAACCAGAGCAACCTCTTTTCAAGATAGGGAATTCGCGATCCCGCATCGCCGCGAGAACAGAAAATCAGTGCCGTGGGTCTCGGGGCGCATCTGCGATTTATTGACCCCCATCTGAAAATAGCGGAAACAGAATGACTCTCACGAAGCAGCGAAGGACAAAAGAGAGAGAGAAAAAGGGGGGAGAGGAGGAGGATGTGGCGTGTTTTCTGGGAACACCGAACTCCATCTCGGTTCAGTTCGGAAAGGCGCACGGTGCGTCTCACCCGCAGGATAGGCACAGGGCATCAAATATCTGTCACCCCATCCTTTCGGTCTACTGTGAAATTGCTGGTCAATGAATCGGAGATGTCCCCTCCAAGACACAAAAAAAATATATTGTTTCGGAAACAATAAAATATAGGATGTTTGAATGAATGATGGCGAAGCCGATGAATTGAGAGCAGCATGTTGTTTGGTTTATGTGCGTGATTGCACCCCCTCCACTAATTTTAGTGGCATAGGAACAATTTCATCGGTTGGATTTTCCAATAAAAACTACGCTCAATGGCCTTGTGCGAACGGAAATCCGCAGCCTCTTTGTTCGTTAAATAACGAGGACTTCTTACTGACTATCGCAAGACAGTTAGGTGTATCGAAGTCCAAGACAACTTATAAAGCCGACATCTTTGTTAATGGGAAAGGTGTTTCTCTAAAATCGCACAGGAGAAATCCTCCTGCTATCGTCAATCACACCGCAAGACACGGATGGATTATGGCGGCCAATAACTCTAATGGCAATGCAGACATGAATACTTTAGACACAATCATTGCCAATTATTGGGACTTAAGAACAAAAGGTCTCATACCTGAAGATATCTCTAATTCCAGTCCACAATCCCCCTTTGCTGGAAACAAGGACATCGTGAAACCTTTTTTGCTTTATTTTTTAAGCAAAGGTTCTGCGTCTGGTTTATCACCATATCCTGCTGATTACATTTTCGATTTTTCCGACCCCTTGAATATTAATGGATGGTCTGTCTTTACTCCAGACTCTTATGTAGAACATTATTGGAACAGACTTGTTTTTAGTGTGCGTAGCAAAAAAGGAATGCCCCTTAACTATTCTCCTTCCTGTAAAAGTTATAATTTAATTGCTCCTTGGACGCGTTTTCATCAAGGAGATTACCGCGGTGCGCTACATGTAAGAGTAAAATAAACTAGAGATGAAGATAGAGTTTGCGGATTTCTTTTGCGGTATTGGAGGATTCCATCTTGCACTTGAAAAAGTCGGCGGTCATTGTGTTGTGGCCTGCGACAATAATCCGCAGGCTCGGATTGTTTATGAGGAAAACTTCAAAAAAAGGACTCCTTCGCTTTTCAGAAAATGTTTTTTTTTCGAGGATGTGTTCTCAATTGATCCTCAAAAACTCCCTCCATTTGACCTTCTATGTGCTGGATTTCCATGTCAGCCTTTTTCGCAGGCGGGATTCAAAAAGGGATTTGCCGACAAAGGACGCGGAGACATTTTCTTTGAAATATGCAGAATTGCCAGCGAACTGAAGACTCCCATTCTGCTGTTGGAAAATGTTGCTCACTTGGTCAAACACGACAACGGAAAGACCTTTGCGCTGATGTTGAAAAAACTGAGCGATCTTGGATATGCAACATACCATCGGGTTATCAGGGCTTCGGAACATGGACTTCCTCAACACAGACCCAGAGTTTTCATCGTCTGTTTTCTTCAAAGTAGACTAAAACGAAAAGCTCCTCCATTTCAGTTCCCCGAGCCATCCGCTTCAAAAATCACAATGAGCGACATCTGGGGAGGCTGTTGCGACAGGGATATTGGTTTCACTTTAAGATGTGGAGGCCGTCGGTCGGGTATCAACAATCGATGGAATTGGGACGCCTACTGCGTCAACGGGGAGGTTAGATATCTTTCGCCATTGGAAGGGAAAAGAATGATGGGATTTCCTGATCGTTTCAAAATGAGCATAAATGAAAAGAATGCCATGCGACTTCTCGGCAATTCAGTGGCCGTTCCTGTTGTCCGAGCCGTTACTGCCAGTATCATAAGTTTTGCCAATCAATGGATGAAAAAGCGTGGCTGACACATTTAGTGTATGTGTCCCAAACATTGTTGAAACTCAATCAGGGATATAGAGCCATTTGGAATGTGTTAAAAAAAACAGAATTACTTCGAGCTTTCTGTGAAACAGTAGTCCAAGGCAAAGGGTTCGCTATTCCGACACTAACCGCCCTCAGTAGTTTTTGCACATAGGAGGCAGAAGGCAGATGCCAATTTAGTGTGTTGGTTATATCAGTGGTTTGATCAATCGGCGCAAATAAATTTAACCCAGGAGTCGGAGTTCCTCTCCTAAGAATTTTCTTGTGGAGCTTTTGAATCGCGTTGGGTGTCATAAGATAATTCCATATACATATGACTTGGCCTTGATAGTTGAACAGTATATCTATGTGCATTGCTGCGTTGATATGACAAGTCACAGTTCTTGCAGCCCCTGGGAATAGTTTGTTGAGTTCTTGGCATAAAAAATCCTCTCTCAGAAAAGACGGCAGATTTCGCAAGGCTCTCCCGCAATTTAGCTGACTATTATTTCCATAAATCAGGCATTCATTGTAAAAATCAATCACATACTCTGCAGGAGTCCAATCATTTGGCCATTGAGCTTTTACATTGTCGAAGCTTTGCTGTGTTAATGGCCCATTGGTATCTGGATCTTTCCAGCCTTGGGATATAGTTCCGTCGACTGCCCCGCCACATACACCAGCGTAGTCATTAATACGGCGCAATTTTGTCAGCAGCGCATGAACAGCTACTGCACGGTTGGCGCCATTTCTTGCTGCTGCCATTTGGCCATTCCACGTTTGTATTCCCCACCCAGATATGTTCGGCATGACTGGATTTAATCGCCGCGCCGCAATAAATCAAATAAAAAAATATGACTCGAAACGGTTTGCCTTATCAAAAAAGCAATTCTTCCTGCCGTTGAGAAATTTGGTCTTCCCCAAAAAGCGACGGCTTGTCAAGAGCACGACTAATTTGCTTCCCAACGGCTTGAATAACGGGCACCGCCACCGAATTCGCGAACTGCTTGTATGCTTGGGCATTTGAACAAACAATTCTGAACTCATCAGGATACCCCTGCAACCGAGCCCATTCCCTGGGGGTCATTCGACGAATCCCTTCTCTGTTGACTTCTCCGACGATTTTTGTAACTGGAGTAAAATCCTTCAATGAGTGATCAATGACCAGATTTCTTTCCTTTCCCATGCCGCCGATGACAATCGTGTTGGCAACCTGATCGTGGCGAATAATTTCATAGCCGAATCCGTTTCCCTTGTTTTCGTGTCTGGCCCGATGTGCCTTTAACGCCGCAAGATATTGAGTCGAAACATAAAACTTTGAAGAAACTGGCCCCTTTTCGAGAATGTCGCCGACTTTTTTCTCGCGCGGTATTGGCGCGGGCCACTTAAAGCCGCAAACGTTCGTTTTTTTGTGAAATCCCACGATAAAAATTCTTTCCCTCTTTTGAGGGACCCCGAAATCTTCTGCCCTGATAATTTTTGGCGTGGGCACATAATAATCCATGTCCCTCAGCGTTTTAAGAATCACGGAGAGGGTTTTACCCCCTTTATGATTGGACAACCCCTTGACGTTTTCTAATAAAAATGCCTTGGGTCGTTTTTCGGCCAGTATCCGCGCAATATCAAAAAACAAAGTTCCCCGAGTGTCTTCAAATCCCTGTCTGAATCCCGCTATTGAAAAAGCCTGACAAGGAAACCCTCCGCAAAGAATATCATGATTGGGAACATCTTTTTCTTGGATTTTCGTTATATCCCCCAAGGGAACTTCGCCGAAATTGGCATGATAGGTTACTTGGGCGTATTTATCCCATTCGCTGGTAAAAGCGCATTTCCCCCCTAAACTCTGCAAAGCCAGCCTGAATCCCCCTATTCCTGCAAATAAATCTATAAAAGTAAATTTAGGATTAATAGGTGCAGGAAATAGAATTGCTGCTTCGTTTTGTTTTCCGTTTTTTTCTTTAATAGCGTTTTCCATGATTCGTCGAACATTCATTTTAACGGCGGCAAATTGGTCTTATTCTGCCTCCCCCAATCCACCTCACCCGCCACGGCCCGCAGGTCATGCTCGTTGACCGGGTCGCGTCCGCGCTCGACACGGGGCAGAAACAGGAGCTTCTCCTGAATCTCTGGCGACAGGTTGTTGAGGTTCATAATCTGAGTAATTCTTGCGCGGGACACGCCCCCAAGTCGAGCAAGTTCTGCCATGCTTTGCACCTTCTTTTCATCGAGCATCTGCTGAAAATGAATGGCGAGCGCCATCAGCTTTGAAATGCGCGGGACGCGACCGGGAAGCTGGACGGGTTCTGGAGGCGCGTCGCACTCGACCATCAACCTTCGCCCGCTCTTGCCGCGCGCGAAATGAACAGGACACTCGAGCGTCAGGCTCATGCTGCCTCCTTGCTCTGCGCCCCTGCAAGGGTTTTGATGCCTGCCGGGTGGAAGGTAATACGCACCGTGTCCCCATCGTAGCCGACCCGCTGAACGAGCAGGCGAATCAGCCGTTCCTGTTCTTTCGCGCTCAAAGCGTCCCACACCGGCATGAACGACCGCATGGCCGTCAGAAAATCTGTTTCTGAAATTGCCCCCTGCCGGACGCCATCGAGTTCCGCCAGAATTTCCGTCTGCCGCCGTTCAGCTTTCAATTGTTTATCCTGCAGGTCTGCCAGTTCCCTGCCGTTTTCAGGACGCAGAGCGGTTTTCTGGATTTCTGCGGCGAGCGAGGCCAATTCTTTCTCCACGATTTTGAGTTCTTGGTTGAGCGCCTTTTGTCTGCGGGGAACCATCGCTTGGGCTTCCTTCAAAGTTGCGGCCATGAGTTCAGGATCGGTGCCGATGGCTTTGATTTGATCCACGACAAACCGCTCGATTTCCGGCGCGGGCAGACCGCTGCCCCGGCACACATCGGCTCCCTGCTTCTGGGCGCGGGAACAGAAATAATACCGGTAACGCTTCGCACCCTTGGAACTGCAGGAGTGAACCATCGGGGCATCGCACTTTTCGCAAACCAAAAGCCCTCGCAGAAGGGGGGAAAATGCCGACGGCTGCGAACCCCCGTTTCGGCGGGTCATGAGCTTTTGCGCTCGATCAAAAATCGCCCGCTCGACGATTGGCGGATGATCCGCCTTGTAAACCGTCCCGTCAAAATGGACTTCGCCGACATAAGCGGCATTGCGGAGCAGGCCGCAAATATTGGCCTTCGTCCACGGGCCACCGCCGGACATGCCGCCGTTGCGGTTTTTCCAAATCTTGCGCCCCCAACCTCTGGAGCGAAGTTCACGGATCGTTTCAATCGGGGATTCCGTTTCAAGGAACAGGTCAAAAATTAATCGAACCTTTTCGGCTTCGGTTTCGTTGACGGTCAGTCGCCGGAGTTTATCGTCCAAATCATAGCCAAGAATGGGCGATCCACCGACCCACTTTCCCTTGCGCCGGGCGGCCCGCATTTTGTCGCGGGTTCGCTCCGCGATGATTTCCCTCTCGAATTGAGCGAACGACAGGAGGATGTTCAGCGTGAGCCGCCCCATGCTGTGCGTCGTGTTGAACTGCTGGGTCACGGACACGAACGAGACATTGCAGCGATCAAACTGCTCCATGAGCCGCGCAAAATCCATCAGCGAACGCGAAAGGCGGTCGACCTTGTAAACCACGATGCAGTCGATTCTCCCGGCGTTGATGTCCTCCATGAGTTTTTTGAGCGCGGGTCGTTCTATCGTTCCGCCAGAATAGCCGCCGTCATCGTATCGGGTCGGGATGCAAACCCAGCCCTCGGCCGCCTGACTCTTGATGAACGCCTCGCCCGCTTCGCGCTGGGCGTCCAGCGAGTTGAACTCCTGATTGAGTCCCTCCTCGGTGCTCTTGCGAGTGTAAATCGCGCAGCGGATTTTCTTGGGGGGCGGCTTCGTCATTGCGCCACTCCGAAAAAGAGTTTCCCGTTCCATCGGGTGCCCGTGATGTGGTTGGCGATGGCCGACAGGGATTGAAAGATCGTTCCCTCAAATTCATATCCGTCCTCGCGCACCATGACCTCCAAGCGGCGGCCTCTGTAAACCTTTACCAAAAGGGTGCCGACGGGGATGGTGGGTGCTTTGGGGCGGAATGGGGCGTGAATCGTCCGTTCCGGCGTTTCAGGCGGGCTGGCGGGCATCCGCTGGCGCAGGTCAGATTCGTTCACGAGTTCTGCGGCACGGCGCAACGCACGCTCGGAGAGTCCGCCCATCGCGTTGGCTTGGATTCGCCACGCGATTCGCTTGAAAAGGAAATCCTTGTGGCGGGAATTGGTGCGTTCGCCGTAGACCTCTCCGTATTTGGATTGGAGCTGGTTCACGCTCATGTTTTTGAGTTGTCCGATCTCTTTTTTCAATGCTGCTGTCATGTTATCGCCTCCGTTAACCTGTTACGCCCATGACTCCTCTGAAGGCCGATTTTATCAAGGTAATTGAGATCATGTCGGGGCGGATTTATTTCTCCTGCGCAGAGGGAATTGACTTGAGCTTCTGCGGGCGCGAGCCTTCCGATTTGCCTCTGGAGCCGGGCGTAGCCACGGGCCAAAATGGAGGCGATCTCGGAGAAGCGTTCTTCCGGTGAGGTGCCGTCAGAGACGCGATTCAACGAAGATTTTGTTTTTGGAAACGGTTTCATACAGAAAACCTCGGGGAGACCAAAAAATAAAAACCGCCTTTATTTTTCAGCGCAGTAATCATTGTAAGTGTTATCAGACCAACAACTAAAATACAATTTACATCGTATGGCTTCATGCCCTCATATGCGAAATTGGAAGAGGAAATTTAAAAAGAATTTGACAATAAGCCGTTGTTAGCTATATTGGTTGAAAGCTGATAACACAATACAAGAACAAATCAATATCAAGATACAATGAAGAAGACATTGGGGCAAACGGTAAGGGAACTGCGTCAGGGGCTCGGTATATCTCTGAGGCAACTCGGTGAAGGACTGATGAAACTAGGACATAGCGAAGTGGTGTCTGCGGCATTCTTGTCGGATCTGGAAAACGGGCGTCGCTTTCCATCCGATAAAATGCTGGAACTGCTGGCCAGAGCCTTACGTGTGCCCCCGGAGGAATTAAAACAGTGCGACCAACGACCGACGAAAGATGTCCAGGAATTGGTTGAAATGAATGTCCAATACGGATTTTCGTTTCGTCGGATCGCCCAGCTGACAAAAGAGAACAACATCTCTCCGGAGGAACTGGTCAGGAGGGTAGAAAATGGAGGAAATGAATGAACGGCGAACGAAACTTTAAAGCGAAATATGTTAGTGATGAAACGATAGAAAATTCAGCGGCTCACCTGCTGGTGGAACTAGGTCTTTTTCCGCAGAAACCTGGCACGATCAATGTCGAGGTCATATGCGACAAGAAGTGGTTTGCGCCAGAAGAATACATCCCGTTGGAAGACGGCATCATGGGTCGAGCCTTGTTTTCGGTGATGGGCATCCAACAAATTGAAATTAACGCCACGCTCTGCGACGACAGGACAGAAACGGGCAGACGCAGGATACGGTCGACCCTCGCCCACGAGATAGGACACGCCATTCTCCACGAACAACAGTGGATTGGCTACTTGCAGGAGGCCACTGCACCGCAGTTGTTTTCAGAGGTAAAACCGGTGAAAAATGGGTTTGAATGCCGGGAACAGGATATTCTTGGACAGCAGCCCTCGGACTACGCAGAAGTGCAGGCGAACAAGTTTATGGCCGCGCTACTGCTACCCAAAAAGCTGGTCTTGGAACTTGTCGGGGACGACATCCGCGATTTTGACGCGTTTGGTTCCGCCAGCAAAGCCTCGTGGCAGGAAGAAATGATTCGGTCGGTGGCGCAGACATTTGATGTCAGCTGGAAAATGGCAGAAATCCGTTTAAAAAAGGTGATGCCGACCGAACACTGGGAGCTCGCTCTAAAATGAGCTCCTTTTTTTTGCACATGCAGTCAGCCGTTTTGGCGAACTGGAGCGAATTAAAAATCGGTTTTGGCCTGCCCAGCATAGGGTTGATGGGGCGAATCGATCCGCGTCAAAACCCAAAATCAGACCGAGTAGTTACCAGCAACGAACCGCCTCATTAAGGGGCGGATCAAAAAACAGGAGTTTTATGAAACTTGAAAAAAACAAAGTAGACGAGTGGCTTTACGAGACAACGAGCAAGATGCCGTTCGGCCAAATCGTGGATCTGCATGTTGAAGACGGGGCCGTTGTCAACCCGCAGAAGTCGCGGTTGATCAAAAAATGGAAACCGTCCGAGTCGGCGGACAAAGCCAACGAGGAAAAGCGGCAAGCGGAGATCCGCAAATTTGCCGAAAAAATAACAACTCTGTCTGGGGCAAATAAGGTGAACCTCAAGGTGGCGCACGGCATACCTCTGGACATGGATCATGAGGAAATTCTGCGCTGATGATCCAAAAGTAAAAAACAGCAGATAACAATAAACCGACTGACCGCAAAGCGGAGGTCGCTGCAGGTATCGCAAATGCGATACCAAAGGCGATTCTCCGCTTTTTTTATCTGGCGAAAAGCCTGCGGTCGGTCCGGCAGTGACTAACGGTTTGTGGGGGTCGGGGAAAGAACCCCGTGGAGAAGAAGAACCGTTATGATGGAATACCGGAAGCAATTGAAAAAATCGTAAGGGCTGAAGCCAAGAAATTGTCGCGATACTTCCCTGATGAATTGGATGACCTCGAACAAGAGCTGATGCTCTCTGTGTTGGACTGCGTCCGGTGGGAATGCCAACCCAAGTCGCATGTGCGGCAGAAAGTTAAAAATAAAGGAGCCGACATCCTCAAATATATGCGGGCTCAGTGCCGCGACTACCGGAGGACTGAAGGGCTGATAGACGGGGCAGCGTCGGATGAAAATGCGGAAGGAGAACCGTATCACGCCTTCATTGACTTGGAGACGGCGATGGAGGAAGTGATGGGTTGTCCGGCTCCGTGGCACAAGCGCAAGGAGCGGGATTTGGACATGGCGCTTTTGATGGAAGCAATGCCGCCCAAGCTCCGCGAACTGGCAGACGCAATCGAAAGATACTCGTCGTTGTCCGAGGTTGTCCGGGAAATGAAAACGACCCGGCATCAGGTGACGCTACTGCTTGAGGAAATGAAGCCGTATTTGAAAAAAATGCTGGAAAGATAAAAAAGTTCAAAAAAACGGGCACCCGTTTTCGCAAGGGGTAGGTAGAATGAAAGGCCTTCTACCATACCAACGAGCGCATGCGGAACGGGTGTTCCGTGCTTTAAGGCGGCTCGGGATTGCTCTGGACGCGAGCGATCCCGGGATCGGAAAAACATGGGTCGCCTGTTGGTGCGCCCGCGAGGGCGGGTGGAAGCTGGTTGTCGTCGCACCGAAACCGACGCTACCGGCTTGGAAAAAAGTCGCGGCGACGTTCGGCATCCAAATCATCCTGATCACAAATTACGAAGCCCTCAAGACTGGGAAAACGGGGCTGGGCTATTTTTCTAGCGGGCGGTTTGTCTGGAATTTGCCGCCGGGAACTTTGCTCGTCATCGACGAAGCACAGAGGTGCAAAGCCCGCAACAGCCAGAACGCGCAACTTCTCATTGCGGCCAAGTGCCAGCGGATTTTGACTCTGCTACTGTCCGCCACCGCCGCATCAAACCCGCTTGAAATGCGAGCCATCGGCTTTGCGCTCGGCCTGCATAACCTCACCAACTACTGGGCGTGGGCTAGAGCGCACGGTGTCTCCAAAGGTCGTTTCGGCATGGAATTTCAGGGCGGCCCGACGGAGTTGAGCCGCGTCCACCGGAAAATCTTTGACGAAATTCAGGCCGGTGCCCGTCTGCGGATTAAGGATATCCCCAATTTTCCAGAGACCACGATTGTTGCCGAGCCGATTGAAACGGGGCGCACCCGCCAGATCCAAAAAATCTACGACCAGATGAAAAAAGAGCTCAACCAAGCTCTGGCGCAAGAAGACCACGGGGCACTTGATGATTTGGCGACACGCATGGAGGCCGACCGTCCGTGTCACCTGACCATCCTTCTTCGCGCCCGACAACAGATAGAGTTTCAGAAAGCAGAATCCATCGTCACGCTCGCCAAGGACGGGGCAGAGGAAGGGCAATCGGTCGCCGTATTCGTCAATTTCGATGAAACCCTGGATCTGATAGCCGAAAAGCTCGGGTGCGACTGCGTTGTTCGCGGCGGGCAGACGGATGAAGCCCGCGCAGATGCCATTGCGCGATTTCAGTCGAACCAATCGCCTTTCATCGTCGCCAACCTCAAAGCTGGCGGGGTTGGAATATCTCTCCACGACCCCACAGGAAAGCGTCCCCGCCTCGCGATTATTTCGCCGACCTATTCGGCGCAGGATTTAAGGCAGGCACTCGGTCGTGTTCACAGGGCTGGGGGTGCCCATTCCGTCCAAAAAATCGTCTTTGCCGCAGGCACCTGCGAAGAGGAAGCCTGCGCAGCCGTCAATCGGAAGCTCGAGCACATCGACGCCCTCAACGACGGCGACCTTCAACCCCAACAAGGAGAAAAACCATGAAAGAAAGACAACCCGCGCACGCGAAACATTCGCCCAGCGCACTGAAATACAAAGAAACCTGCCCCGGCTTTGAACCGCGGAAAGAGGAAAGCGTGTTTAGCGAAGAAGGCCGCCGCCTGCACGAGGCCGTCGAAAAAGGGAATCTGGACGGGCTGACCGACGAGCAGAAACAAATCGTCAACATGTGCCGCGAGTATGTGGACTCGTTGGAATCAGAAGTTTATGGGACGGGCGAACATCATCTGGTGGTATGGCGCGAGGAAAAATTATTCATCGCCTCCGGGCTCACCTTTGGGACGCTTGACTACGCGCTTTTCAACAACCGTCTCGGGCTCGCTGACTTGGTGGATTTCAAGTTCGGGCGCAACAGCGTGCCCGATGCCGAGGATAACCCGCAAATCCAAGCCTATGTTTTAGGAATTTTTGAAGCATCGCCAGGCACCATGTCGGTTGCGGCACACATCCTCTTGCCGCGCCGTGACGAGGTCTCACGACACTCCTATTCGCGCTCGGACATGGGGCGGCTGCGGCTCCGCATTTCAACCATCATCGCCCGGTGCGAGGAAGCGTCTCCGCAGGTATGCCCGACCGAATCCTGCCTCTACTGCGCCCGGCAGGGCGTATGCGGCGCGCTGCACAGTCACGCGCTCCAAATCGCCAACGGATACGACGAGGAATTAAAACTTCCCGAGGAGTTTCACCCCTCCCGGATCATCGACCCGGCCACCATGTCCCGCGCGCTGAATGTGTCGCGGGTGATGGAAAAATGGTGCGACTCGGTGAAGCACCACGCTTTGCAGATGCGCCTCGGCGGGCAAGAAATCCCCGGTTACGAGATGCGGTCCCGGGCGGGAACCCGGCGCATCGCCGACCCGATGGCGGCGTGGCTCGCGGTTCGGGAAAAGCTCTCCTCGGAGCAGTTCATCGCCTGTTGCGATGTCTCACTTTCCAAGCTGGAAGAAACCTTTGCCCAAGCTGCGCCCCGAGGGGGCAAGGCGAAGGCGAAACAGGAGCTATGCGAGGCCCTGGCCGATCTCGGCGTTGTCGAGACGGGAAAAGAATCCATCTACCTCGCCAAAACCAAAAAATAGGAGAATAAAAATGAAAACATCGTTTAAGAAAAACGCGCCTGCCACGGCGCATGCGGAAGCCGAAGTTGAACCGTTCAAGGAAAACCCGGGCGTGGATCTTGCTCCCCCCACGGACGCGGAGGGAAGAGGGGCGTTGGGTTTTCCCGCCAAAGCGGTTGACGGCGAGTTTTTGACGGATGACTTCATCATCCCCAAGCTAAACCTCGTCCAAGCCGTCGGGCCGCTATCAGAAAAGTTCGAGCCGGGAAGCATCGTCTACAATAAGGAGCTGGTTCTCAGCGGCGGCGCAACTCCGATTTCTCTGACGGTGCTGCGGATCAAGAAGCAGTATGCCGAGAACACCGAATACGGCGGCGAGGAAATGCCGCGCGTATTCGATACGGTTGAGGAAGTGCGCTCTGCGGGCGGCTGGATCGACTGGAGAGACAACCAGAGGCCGCCTTTTTCGCCCGTCCTGCACGCCTTGGTTTTGATTAAAGCCACCGAAGCAGAAAACGCCCTGTTCCCCTACGAGTTTGAGGGAACCGCCTATGGGATGGCGCTTTGGTCTCTGCGCTCCACGGCTTTCACCCGTGCGGGGAAGACGCTGATCACGGCGAGCAAGTTCGCGCTCAAGGACGGCCTGCACACGGGAAGCTGGTCTCTCATGTCCCGCCGCGAAAAGTTAGGCATGAACTTCGTCCATGTGCCAGTCCTGCGACACGAGGCAAAAAACTCACCGAGTTTTGCGGGGTTCGCCGCGTCGCTGGCGGGTTGATGCCCGGTAAGTCGCCGGGGTCGTCCCACCCGACCCCAGCGATTTATTTAAAAATGCACCACCCGTTTTCGCATATGCGAGGCAGAATGAATACGACGACACAAACGCGCTACGCCCGCCTGCTGGCACAGCTTGTCGGCTCGGCGTGGCGAAGCCTGGTCAAGTGGCGAGTCCGCTTTGCCCTGTTCAAACTTTTGCCCGGAGTCACATCCTCGGCTCGCAGCGATCTCCTTCTCTTGTCCGCAAAAGGGGCGATGCTTGCGCAATCCACCCTTGAGAACGCCAAGAGCCTGAAAGAAGCCGTTGCCCTCAAGCAGTGGGCTGTGGCCGCCTTACATTTTCAGTTGCTGCGAAAGCAACTTGCCTTGGAAGAAAAGATCAGCGCATCCGTCCGTTTGCTGCTGGAGGATTCAAAGAAAGGAGGTCGCCATGGCCGTCGCCGTTGATTTTGAAACCTTTTATTCTTCCGACTACTCGGTTTCCGACATGGGAATCTGGCGGTATGTGACCGACACGCGATTCGACGCCTACTTGGTAGCCGTTTTCGGAGAAGGCATCGAGTTTGTCGGGCACCCGAAGGATTTTGACTGGCGCAGATTGCACGGGAAGGAGCTGGTCAGCCACAACGCATCCTTTGACGCTTTTATTTTTGTTCACCTGACCCGTATCGGAGTGATCCCGCCCGATGTCGGATTCCGGCACTGGCACTGCACCGCCAACCTTTCCTGTTACTTGGGCGCGCCGCGCGCTCTCGCTCACGCCGCCGCGCAATTGCTCGGCATGGATGTGTCCAAGGATTTACGAAAATGGATGAGGGGCAAACAATGGGCCGATGCCGTGGCCGAAGGGCGCGAATCCGAATTGCGTCAATACGCCCTGCGCGATGCCCGAGCCTGCCACGATATTTGGGAAAGAAACCACGCCCGCTGGCCTCTCCACGAGAGGGAACTGGCACGGCTCACGATGGTCTTTGGGTGGAAGGGTGTCCGTATCGATACCAAGCGTGTCGAAGAGGGTATTGTCGCTCTCAATCGCGTCATGTTTGAAGCGGTCGCGCAAATTCCGTGGGCGGGCGGCGACGATGTCGCGATCCTCTCCCCAAAACTTCTGGGCGAAGAATGCCGCAAAGCAGGCATCGAGCCGCCGTCCTCTCTCGCCGAAGATTCCCCAGAATGCGAGGAGTGGGAAAACCGTCACGGATCCCAGTATCCGTGGGTGAGCGCCATGAGAACCTACCGCAAGGCAAACGCACTTCTCGAAAAACTAAAAACCATGCGTTCCCGCACACGCCCGACGGATCGTTGCATGGGCTACGAACTCAAATATTTCGGCTCGCACACGGGACGATGGAGCGGCAGTAGCGGCTTCAACATCCAAAATCTGCCGAGGGAAGAAATGTTCGGTGTCGATCTTCGCGCCTGCATCGTCCCGCGTCCAGGTTGCAAGTTTGTCATCTGCGACCTTTCCCAGATCGAGCCACGGATTTTGGCGTGGCTCTGCGACGACGCTACTTTGCTCGATCAAATTTCTGCGGGCATCCCCCTCTACGAAGCGCACGCCCGAAACACCATGGGATGGAAAGGCGGCAACCTTAAAAAGGAAAATCCTGGCCTCTATGCTCTGGCCAAGGCTCGGGTGCTCGGATTGGGCTACGGCTGTGGGCCAGACAAATTTGTCGTCGTCGCCAAAAACATGGGCGGGATCGATCTCTCCCTGCAGGAGGCCAAAGCGACCGTCACCGCCTTCCGCCAGTCCAACAGGAAAATTGTCGCGCTCTGGAACCGGCTCGATGCCGATTTCAAACGGTCAAATGGAAGCACCTTTGAAATCGAACTGCCCTCGGGGCGCGCGCTTTCCTATTTCAAT